GGTTTTGGCATCCGATACCGAGGTGATCTCAATCAAAAGATGATCATCCTGGCAGAAGGTAAGTATTACGACATTCTAAAAATCGCACCGGTAAGGAGACAGATGTATCTCCAAATCGAGGCCGAAGAAAAAGACAATGATTGGAGCATCGATCTATTCACTTCTTGACGGGCACGAGCCACTCACCGCACTGGTAGGATCTCAGATCTACCCCGTGCAGGCACCGCAGGGCAAGAAGGATCCCATGGTCATCTATGGCATCTCCGATCAGGAAGGACAGCACAGCAAGGATCGCACCTCTCCAGAGGACTGGATCACTGTCGATGTCTTGGTGTATTCCAAAGATTACGACAACATGCACGCCATCCACAAGCAGGTCAGAGCTGCACTCGACGGGTATTCCGGCACGGTCGCAAGCAATGACATCTCCCAAATCTCCTTCATGAAATACGAGGATGGATGGGAAGAAGAACGAGAAGCATTCGCAGGAGTAGCCACTTATCAAGTCATCAGCACACCATGAGCCGCAGAGTCAACCTAATTACCTACGAGGCCATCAGCGATTTCTATTCGCAGGCCCTTGAAAAAGATTTCAAACCCGGAGACATTATCCGAGCACCTCGATCCATTGGGTCGGTATGGGTGCAATCCAAATTGGCAAAAATATCTACTAACCATAAAACAACGACGCCATGAGCATGAATGGAACATTAGCAGTCACTAAACTCGGTGCAAATGCCGGCTCAGTGGTTGCCATTACAGGTGAAGTCTCCAACTCGATTGACTTCGCATTTGACATGATCGAGACCACGGTCAAAGCTTCCTCAGAAAAAGCCAAGACCTACGAGACCGGAGAATACGGAGGTACAATTTCAGTGGAGTCAAAAGTGAAAGTGGCCGACGGTGCCACCATCAAAGCGCTTTACGATGCCGCCAAGGCTGGAACTGCCCAAGCGACCGAAGTATCCTCTGGCCTTAACGGGGACATCAAGATCACAGGCAGTGCATTGATCTCAGGGATTTCCTTGGGCAACCCACAGAACGATGTCCGAACTGTGACTTACAATCTCCAGTTCACAGGCGCTATCGCCGCCGCTGTCATCACTGCATAATTAAATCACCGCAGAGACGCAGAGAACGCAGAGTAGATATGGGTTTTCAATTGTATATGGAGGATGTTAGGAGTCAATTGCTTTGCAATAATCCTGATAGTAATACAGATCAAGTCCTGTTTACATTTTCTGAAAAAGAGGTAAATGAAAATATAATTTATTTCTTCAGATCCTTTAGAGAAAATCTATCTGCATACAAATCATTGACTTTCTTCATGTACTATCTCAATGAAAAATCCTCTGCGCCCTCTGCGCCTCTGCGGTGAATTAAATTCTAAACACACAAACCATGATCAAAGCCATCAATACCCCAGCAGGCGAAAAGACAATGCTCCTCGGTTACGAGGTCATCCGATTCATGACCAAGCCAGCACCAGAAGGCAAGGACGAATTTGACCAGATCGAAGACATCGCCCTCCTCGGATTCAATACCTGGAACAAGCGCCAAAATCTCCCCGCAATCACACGCGAAGAGATGCTTTCCTACTTCGACGATGAGAACGCCTACCCCGATGTGATAGATGCCGTGAAGGCATTCAATGAAAATTTTACCAAGAGGGTGTCAGGCTAAGACCTGACATCCGAAAGGAAGAAGAAGTAAAGCCAGTCAGCCATCAAGAATTCCTTGACCGCTCACTCGGTCGGGCCATCCTGATGGGAGTCTCGCCCAGGGACTTTTGGCTGATGGAAGTCTATGAGCTAAATGTCGCCCTGGAGGAATACGAAGACGAGCGACGGGAGCGGCTTAGCATGTGGCGCATGGCCAATTATTACACGGCCCTGCCACACATGGACCCCAAGAAGCACATCCCCACCGTGGAGGAGTTTCATCCCTTCCCTTGGGATAGCGAGTTCAAAAAGAAAGTGGAGTTCATTCCCTACGATCAGCAGATCGAGTTTGCCATGAAGGTCGGAAGACCAGAGTGGATACCGGACTACTGGTACCTCAATTCTGAAAAGTATCAACACTTAGCACGGAAAAAAGAAAATGGCACAGCAGGGAGTTTGGATGGAAGTACACGGACTAAAGGAGCTGCAAAGTCAGCTAAAGCAAGTCCCCGAAAAAATCAAGCGAAATGAACTCTACCGAATTCTGAGAAATGTCACCGGTCCTGTGGAGGATGCCATGCGTGCAGAGGTCACCAAGATTGAGCGAGCGGCACAGGCCAACCTCAATCTCCAAGTCGCACCCCGTGTCCGTGGCAATTACCGAGGATGGCATGCGCATTTGGTCAACTTTGGCACCAAGGTCAGGCAGACTAAAATGGGATGGAACCGTGGAGCTGCCAGAGAAAACAACTTTGCTCAGCGAGCATTTGACCGCACCATCAATCAGGTGAGGCCAGACTTTGAGGCGCAAGTAGCCAAATCGACCGAGCGACTACTTAAGCAAAACATAGTACCAAAACTGTAAGTCATGGCATTAGCGAATGTAAACCTCAAATTCGGGATCAACCTGGAGTCTTTCCGGTCAGGATTGCAAAAGGTGGAGAAGTCCCTCGATGCTACAGGAAAGAAGATGCAGCAGATCGGACAAAACATGTCCATGTACATCACCCTTCCCGTGGCTGCCATCGGTGCCGCATCCCTCAAGGCTGCCATAAATGCAGAAGAAACTTTCTCTAAGTTTGATACTGTATTTAGAAATGTCAGAGGATCCGCAGAGGAAGCTTTCCAAGCCCTAAGAAATGAGTATGGATTATCAAATGTAGCTGCAAAACAAATGCTTGCAGATACCGGTGATCTACTTACTGGCTTTGGATTTACTCAACAAGCCGCATTAGAATTATCCATGGAGGTTCAAAAGCTTGCGGTGGACTTGGCCTCCTTTACCAACTATTCTGGCGGTGCCAAAGGTGCATCCGAAGCCCTGACCAAAGCACTCCTCGGAGAGCGAGAGATGTTGAAGTCTCTTGGTATAGCTATCCTTGAGGAGGATGTAAAAAAGCAAGTTGCAATAAACACCTCGAACGGGTTAAGGTTTGCAAGTGAAAGAGAGGCAAAAGCCTATGCAACTCTTCAATTAGCAGTTCAACAATCTGGAAATGCTATTGGTGATTATGAAAGAACAAAATTTAGTGCAGCTAATCAGAGCAAACTATTTCAAGCAAGAATAGAAGATTTGTCTACCAGTTTTGGAGCGCATCTTTTACCGATTTTTAATTCAGCAATTCAGTCACTAAACAAATTGATTGATTGGTTTGGAGGACTTTCAAGTGAAGTTCAAAAATCAATAGTCATAATGACTGGTATTGCAGCTGCACTTGGTCCAGTGATTATGGGAATTGGTGCATTGATGCAAGCACTTGCAGCAGCAAGAGTTGCTTTGGTAGCTATGACAGGTCCAGTGGGAATCCTTGTTACTGCATTAGGTATTGCAGCAACTACTATCATTTTCAACTTTGATGAGGTAAAGATAAAGCTTCAAATGACTTTGCTTGAGATCATAAGTTTTGCAAAGTCTACACTTAATGTAGTTGATTCGATTGTTGCTTCAATTCCTGGATTGAAAAGCGTAACTACTGGAGCAATGCTTGCTCTTCAATCAGTTGGACAGACAGCAGCTAAATCCCTTGCTGATAGTCTTGCCAACAAAGGGAAGAAATCAGTCAATGAATTTAAAGATTCAGTTCAAAACACCACTACTGTGGTGGATGATTTCAAGACAAGCTTTCAGGAATTTTCAAAAGCATCTGATCTAAAGAATGATTCGGTATTAAAAAAGATGCAGGAAGATGCAGACGCATTCAATGCATCAATTGCCGAATCAAAAAGATTAATGGATGGTATCGAATCAGGATCTCAATCTATTGCCGAAAGGCTTGGAAGAGGAGTAGTTGATATGAACCTTGATTTGGGAGGCCCTCCTGTAGTTGAGATTCCAGAAATAGACGATAGCAAAAAAACTGCATTCCTACTTAAGCTTCAAGAGTTTAAAGATCAGGCAAATTCAATTATCAGCAGTGCAGCTGTGGAAGGAATAGCAGGACTTGCAGCAGGACTTGGTCAGGCCTTAGCCTCTGGGGCTAACATCATGCAGTCTCTTGGCACTGTATTGCTTGGTACCATTGGTAGTATTATGACCCAGCTTGGTAAAGCAGCCATCGGTATTGGTATCGGTATGGAAGCTATTAAGAAAGCTTTTACCAATCCATTCACAGCTATTGCAGCAGGTATTGCATTGATTGCACTTGGTAGCTACATCAGTACCAAAGTTTCTAAAATGACCTCAGGTGGTGGTGGAGGTTCAGGAGGTGGAGCATTAGGCCCAGCCACATCCCTTCCAGCCCGAGCCATGGGAGGATCTGTGCAGATGGGACAGCCCTACTTGGTAGGCGAGCGAGGTCCCGAGCTATTTACCCCAAGTGGATTTGGTAGCATCACCAATGCCAGAAGCACTGCAGGAATGGGAATGGGTGGACAAACTATCCACATCACAGGAACCTTAGTCGGAGAGGGAAGACAATTGAAAGCAGTCTTTGATGATTATGTCAGAACAACAGGACGCACAACTTAAAACGCTGGGTTTATTTTGTGTGTTTAATCCTCGGGGTTCTGCCTCGGGGATTTTTTTTTCTGAAATGTTGGAAATGTTAATAATG